CCCGCCCTCGGCCGACAAGGTCAATCCTCGGGTCAACGTGTGAACCGTTGCGAAATCATCATCGCCACTCCTGTTCTCGAGACTACCGGCACGGCTGATAATGGCATTACGCCACCACCGACCGTTGCCTACGTCCCGATGTTCAAGGGTGAGTTCGTGATGAATGAGCGTTCCTCCCTTCAGCAGCGAAAAGATCTGCGCAAGTATGCCGCTGGCATCCTTGCTGAAACGCAGGTCATCTCGGCTGTTGAATCGCTCCAGCCGATCTTCTAACTAGGAGATCGATATGAGCGAGCAGGAGGATCGTTTCCCCATGCGCGAAGATGTCTTCGCGCTCTGCAAGACGGTTGACACGCCGGAGTCCCTTGCGGTCTACTTAATGTTCAAATATGGCGAAATTCACCAATATCTTGAGCACTCCGTAGACCCCTTGGACTATAACGACGCTTACCGCTTCGGTTGCGCTTATCAGGTTTACAATGCTTTTAAGAAATACAAGGCATTGCCTGTTAAGATCTACACTCGGAGCGTTGCGCTCGCTGGCTTCACATCCAGTGAGGAGTCTTGTCGAATTGTAAACCAAAAGTTCCGACTAGGTCGCAACGCCGGTTTTTCCGGTTTCGAGGACGTCCTTTGGCGCGCTCGAAGAAAAATTGCTTCCATCCTCGGTTCTGTTGATCAATCCGACTGGGCCGCGTTATGCGGTTGGGGACCTGGTGCCACTGCCTCCATGAGGAGACGCGACACCGGTCTCGATCGAAAAATGTGCGAGTACCCCATTAGGTGCACCCCCTCAGCTCGTCGGTATATCCGCGCGCTGATGGAGCTCGACCCTCACCGGGCCGAGTGTATCTTAGGTCATTTTCCAGTCGGCGAATTTTGCCTTCTACCCGATTGTTTCGATACAACGGGGACTGGCGTCCTAGATACTGTTCCTAAGTCGGCGATCACCGATCGCATCATCGTCAAAGAATGTACTTACAATTCCTTTCTACAAAAGGGTGTCGGTGCGTTTATTAGACGACGACTGTTGAAGTGTGGTATCGATCTAAATGATCAGTCGGCCAATCAGTATGGTGCTAGGATAGCATATGCTGACGGGCTTTCGACGATCGACCTTAAGTCGGCGTCGGATACCATTGCGAAGGAGCTCGTTTATGAGCTCCTTCCCCTCGATTGGTTTCTCCTTCTTGACGACTTGCGATCAAAGCAAATCGTGAACGGGAAAACTCGTGTCGATCTTGAGAAGTTCTCCTCTATGGGGAATGGCTTCACGTTCGA